ATACATATGTTCTGTAGTATAGTTAAGTGCAACAGGGCAAGTAGCTATAACAGCGCTCTTAGGGAACTTAACTGTTCTGTTGACTCTATCTACAGCAAGCAGCATTCCATTTTCAGCAGGAACGGAAGCGAAATCAGTTGCATCAAGAGCGCACTGAGCTTCGATTCTACCATCTCTGCGGAAGGCTACCTGATTTAATTCTAATTGACCAAAACCGTCAATTGTCATTCTTTTAAAAGCCATATTTTCTTCCTCCGTTATTTTTTATATCTACTAAGAATTTCCACAATTCCACCCTCATGGGCGTCATCTTTAGGAACGAAGTTAGGAACTTTTTCTTCAGTAGTAAAAATGGCTGGTTTGCTTTGTACTAATACAAAAGCAAGTTCTTTTTCTAAACTTTCTTCAGTATAATTGTCAAGTCCCTCTCTGAAGGTGTCAATTACCTCATTTCCAAGTTGGACGGAATACTTAGTCAGAATTGCTTCTTTCTTTGCAAGTTCCGCGGCCGCCTTGTACGAAGATAACTGCTCATTCTCCTGAGTTAACTCGTCAATTTTAGCTAAAGAATTTTCGTTCTCTGTCTTAATTGTATTATAAAGCTCTGCAGCTTCTTCATTTTCCTTTTTTAAAGTAGCAATAGTTGTATTGCACTCTTCAATTTTGCTGTCAGATTCTGTAATTTTGTCTTCAAGACCAATTACATATTCATCAACATGTTCATAAGAATTGTTGCGAATAGAATGAAGCATATCTAATGCTCTCTTTTCCTCTTCATTTACATCAATAATATAAGCGGTTTCTTTTCTATCAAGAGCAACAGAATCTGTTTCATCATCTTTTGTATAATATACTCTTTCATATCCATTTTTAGCATAGTTGAAGGCTAAAGCATATTCATCATATACCTCACAAACTGAGTATTCCATTTCCCAGCCGCCTTCTTCATTGCAATTAGGATTGAGAAGAGTCCAAATCATATTTAACTTCTGATTATCGGAAAGTTTAAACTCCATCTGTTCTCCTCCTAATTGTGATTCGTTTGAGGCCAATTTGAATTGCTCAAACTCTTCGATGGTGTTTTTAATTGACTCACAGAACGTATAGAATGCCGCGCCTTCAAAACAAGGCTCATAATCATCCCCTAATGCCTGTAATCCTAAAAAACGTCCCTCTTTAAAAACAAAATATCTTTTACCATTAATAAATTGCCACTCTCCGTCTATCGAGTCAGCATATAACTCCATAGACTGTGCTTTATCTACAATCTGTAATGCTTCTTGCTTATAGATTCCAGTAAAGAGATACACATCAGCGCACGCATACATACGTTCTACGCCATCTTCATCAAGATGAGTCTCCCAAGCAAAGTTAGGATTTTCTGGCACGATACCATAAATGCGACCCTCATACCTCTGTTTGCCATGGTCAGTAAAATCATCTTCCATCGAATCGTAGATTCCTTTTACTGGGGTATAAGGTAAAGTTGCAATTAATTTCTCTGCGAACTCATCGGTTATAAAGGTGCCATTTCTGTTCGCGCCTTTGTAGAAGATACGACAACGTGCCTGAGACAGGACTTCATTATATGCGGTAATGTTGCCATAAACAGATAGAGAGAAACTAGTCATTTGTTCTTTATTCATTAGTTCGTATTGCCTCCTCTATCTAATGAAATTTCATTAGCGACGGTCTTTTCACTCTTGTCCTGTGGGTCCAATGCCGGACGTCCAGGAGAGTTACCAGATTGAGTATACGAAGTACTTAATGGAATAAGTTTATCGGCAAGTTTCAATACGTCATTCTCTAAATCTTTGATATTTACAATCTCGCTTTGAGAAATTCCCATAGCAAGCGCAGGAATCAAGAAACTATAACCAGAATTAGCAAGTTTCATTGAATTCTCTATATATCTAGATTCATTATAATAAGTAATAGGCAAAATTTCATAATTAAAACTAACTTCACCATTACTAAATTTATCGTTCATCAGTCTTGTTACTAATTTATTAAGTCTTTTTGCAAATATCATCATTAATGCCATATCATTATTAATGGACGTCTCTAAAGATAAGTTTGATTCAGTACCAAATAACTGACTACTTGACCCAGACTCTGCATAGATATTAGTAAGTGCCTTATCAACACTATTTAATGCATTGTCATTATTACTATGAGCAACGATTGAATCCACATCAGCATAAGTTGTTAAAACACTGACATTGCTATCGTCCTTTAACATGTTAACCGTACCTTTATGGATATATTCTGCTTCATCTGGTTCAAATAAAAGTCCACCGTCTTGTAAATGTGGAATCCTTTGAACGATAATTTTACGTATTTCGTTAAGGTCGCGCGCCTTGTTGATTGCTTTCGCCTCTTCATACTCAAGCGCGGCAGGTATTAATTCTAAGAAAGTGGGTATACCGTCAACCAGCGGCAGATAAACTGCGATATCACCAGGTAAAGGACACCAATTAATTCTTTTTCCTTTCTTATATAATCTATACCAATTAACTATAAACTCTGGATAAACATCTAACGTGTTTTCTTTGATTTTTTCCTCAACGATTGAATCAAAGTATTGCACATTAAATTCTAATACATCGTTTCCATCACTATCAATATACTTAGAACGACAATATTTTGTCGGTAAGTCCAAAATGACAAGACCTTTGTTTGAGACGTCAGAAATGAGACCATAATAAGTCCCATCTCTCAATGCCCTTATAGCAAAATGAGTGAACAAAGAAGGTAAATTAGCATTATCTAAGAAAGTTGCTGCATTTCTGTACTTTTTTTGAATACTAGGTTTGGAGAGATTTAAACCAAATGTTGGATTCGGAATTAATATACCCATATATTTTAATAAAGTAGCATAATGTAGTAAAATTCTACGATAAAAACTATTGTGTTCGAAGAAGTAACGTGATAATTGAATTTTACTATCAAGGTCGGCTGAATCAAGGACTTTATCTATTTCTTCACGAGTATATGCACCAGTTTTTTTATCGCGCTTTAACCAACGATTATAATATCCCCAATAATCATCCAAACCTCTAGCAGAACTAATTTTATCAACATTATCAATCATTTTTTTATAGGCATCAGTAAAGAGGGTGATTTGTTCTTGTGTCTTTTTATCCATTTATTTACCCCCTGTAAAGAAAACTAATTTGCGCTCGCCCGCACCTCTACGTTGTTTTTTCTTATAGTATTCTTCTTCCATTTCTTTTATTCTATAAAGTCCATACTCAAATGATGAAAATTTATCTTTGGGAAAGCGAGAATTAATTCTTTCTAATACTATGTCTAAACTAACACCAGTTCGTTTAAGTCGCAAATTACTCATTTCTTCAAACAGTTTAGTTGTCATTTCGTGTGGCATCAATCGTATTACGCGTTGTTCAGTAGTCATTTTTTGGCCAGCTTTAGTTGCAAGTAAAGCACTTTTTGCCTCTTGCTCCTTGATTAAAAAATGAACCATGCCCGCATTAAGACGGGAGTAGCAATTTCCATGCATTTTAGAGTTAAGTTGTTGATTAGCTTTCACTCCATATAAAATACGTGGTGCATCCTTCGGTTGAATTGTTTTATAAACATCATCATTTATAAATCCAAGCGGAGGAAGCTCATTGCCAGCCTCATCGAATTGCGTTTTAATCAATTCATCACCTAAACCAACACCAAGACCATTAGTATCTATAACGACTTCGCGCGGATTAAATGCCTTGATTATTTTTTTTAAGTCTGCTGCCTGAACAGAAAATGGTTTTGTTTGAGGAGTTCTACCCAAAACGATAAGATTTACCAAAGTTGCATAAAACTTACCCTTTAAGATATTAACTCTAAAAACACAAACCGCAGTCTGGTCAGAAATACGACCAACGTCCACTGATATTAAGTAGAATTGTTCAGAGCCGGGTCTATTAATTGCGTGCGTTTCCGGATTTTTTATTTTTCTATATTTAGTAAGTTTATCAAAAGAAAACCAAGAATCTTCATTACTTCCTTGCCAAAGCGACAAATATTCAGTAGCAAAAGACTCCGCATTGTAAGACGGGCTCATTTTTAATTTATTAATAAATTGACGGTCAATAAGACCATGTAAAGCGGGAAGCCGCCAATCACATCCAAAAATAAAGGCGTGTTGAGGGTCAATTACCGCATTTTCAAAGGTATCAATTAAACGGTCATAGGCAAATGACATTTTTGAGCCAGCACTTGTAGCGCAAATAATTTGTTGATTAGGTTCTTTAGGATTAACTGTATTGTTAGGCAAACGACGAGATACGTTTACAAGAGGAAGAACTACTGAGTTAATAGATTCTTCATCTCCATCTCTAATCTCATCTATCATACCACCGTGTCTACGCCCTCCACGGGCGGCATCTCCAGCAAGAACAACGTCTAGCTGTGAGCCATTTCTAAATCTAATCGTTACATAGTCTTTACCAAAGTTGCCAGGATACTCTTTGAGTTCATG